TTTGAAGAGGGTAACGAGCTAGAGGGCGAGCCATTATTCAAGTTTACGTCTATTCCATTGGCTCAGTTGTACCTAGAGGCGGGTGAGGGTGCCAAGAATACTGGCTGGCGTGAGCATGAGGTTCCTGCCCGTAATGTGCCTGATATGTGGCCACAGGGCGACTTCGGTGATGACCTACAGAAAAAAATAGATAAAGCTCCAGATGAGAAGATCAAGATTATCAACGGTGTGCTTAAGGCTGATGGTCAATGGCATCAAATAGTCGTTTATGAGCCTAAGAAGCAATTAATCTTCACGCAGTCCTTTACCACTTCACCTTTAATTATCTACCGGACTAATGTTATTCCTGGTGAGGTGTATGGTCGTGGCCCTGTCATTGATGTATTGGCGGATATTCGTACTGCTAATAAGGTCAAGGAGTACATCTTAAAGAACGGTGCCTTACAGATGACAGGTGTTTATACGGCTCTGTCTGATGGCACGTGGAACCCGCATACCGTACGGATTGCGCCTGGCTCTATCATTCCAGTGGGCAGTAACTCTAATCAGAATCCATCTATGAAGCCGCTTGATAACAGTGGGCGCTTGGATGTTGGTCAGATTATCCTTGAGGACTTGCAGGCCAATATTAATAAAGCCCTGTTTGCTAATCCTATGGGTGATATTGATGACCCTGTTAGGTCTGCCACTGAGAACATGCTAAGGACTCAGGAGATGCTAAGGACTTCTGGGGCTTCTTTTGGTCGATTAAACACCGAGAAGATCAAGCCAATTGTTGAGCGTGGTGTTGAGATATTGGCGTCCAATGGTCGATTACCGGCTATTAAGGTGGATGGAAAGGAAGTCTCTATTAGAATGCAGTCGCCACTGGCACAAGCTGAGGAGCAAGAGGAGTTTCAGTCATTCCAGGTGTGGTGGGCTCAGATGCAGACATTACCTCCAGAAGTAGTGGCATTGGGCGCTCAGGTGGAGAATATTCCCAATTGGACTGCTGAGAAATTAGGATTACCAACGGCTGATCTAGCGAGAAGCGCAGAAGATATAAAGGCTGCATCACAACAAATAATGCAAGCAGCCCAACAACAAGAGGGTTTAGACAGTGGAAGCGTTACCGGAGAATAGTATTGATGCCTTTCTTGATGAGGGCTTAGAGCAAACCAATAGCTTTAAAGATGCTATGGAGCAAAATAACATTCTGTTGCATAAGGTATTTGTGCAGAATCAAGATGGTGTGGAGTTATTAGCTAAGTGGCGAGACAGCCTCATAATGACCCCTACGCTAGACCAGGACAGTACCGTCATGGCTGCTGGCCTAAACGAAGGTGAAAAGAGATTCATTAGAAATATCATCACCGCAATACAATCAGTGGAGCAAGAACTATAGTGGATATTACCCAAGATTACTTAAGAAGCATTCTTTACTATAATCCGCAATTTGGCATCTTTGTTTGGAGAGAGGATAGGCCGAGGGCTAAGGCTGGCGAGATTGCGACAAAGGCGCACAGAGGGTATGAGAGAATATTTCTTAAAGGCGCTTATTATTTCGCCCATCGTCTAGCGTGGTTATATACTTATGGTGATTGGCCTACAGACATGATTGACCACATCAATCAAAAGAAGGGTGATAATAGGATTGGCAATCTAAGGGATGTGTCGAATACTGAAAATCAGAGAAATAGAAAAGGAAAAGACTTAGGTATTGCATGGATTGAGCGCAGCGAGAGTTGGCAGGTTACGATTGGGTCAAAATATATAGGTATTTTTAAAGATAAAGAAGATGCAATAAATGCCCGTAAAGCTGCCGAAGTGCAGTATGGGTATCATGAAAACCACAGTGGAGAATGATATGAATGATGTTGTAGATAACCCAGCAGATACGCCGAGTGATGCCGATGTAGTGGCTAATGCTATTGAGCGTCCTGAGAATGTGCCAGAGAAGTTCTGGAACAATGAGACAAAGAGCGTCAACAATGATGCGGTGCTTGAGTCTTATAACCAGCTATCCAGCAGGTTTGGTGCCTTTACGGGTGCGCCTGAGTCCTATGAGTTTTCCTTATCTGAGCAATTGACAGAGAAGGGTGTCGAGTTAGATGGCGAAAACCCGTTAATTAGTCAGTTTACTGAATTGGCCAAAGAAGCGGGCATGAATCAGGACATGGCTAACAAGCTGGTAAATATGTTTGTTGAGGGTCAGTATGCTGATAGCCTGGGTGCCGAGGATGCTGAAACAGCTCGACAGGCCGAGGAAATGGCTAAACTGGGCGACAATGCTGCTCAACGCGTTAATAATATTGAGAACTGGGCGAAGGCTAATCTAACCCCTGAACAGGTGGAAGGATTAACCGAAATGGCCACAACAGCGGCTAGCGTTACAGCTATTGAGGCATTGATTGCCAAGTCAAAGAATGCCCCAATGCAGACTAGCGATGCTAATCCAGCTAGCGCTATTTCAATGGAAGAGTTGCAGAAGCTGCAATTTGCTAAGGATGAGCATGGGAACCGTAAGATGCAAACCGATCCTGAATATGCCAAGATGGTTAGACAGAAGTTTGCCGAGGCTTTACCAGGCGAGAACATAATTACAGTAGGTCAATAATAAAATGGGGGGTGTATGTTTGAACAATCAACATTTGCAACGGTAGGAGCGCAATCCGCACCCCCTGCATCGGTTTATTCTTATACGACCGAGGATGATTTATCCACAGTCACTACGGCCGGTTACTTTAAAGATAAGCAATTCCAGCTAGACGAAGGTGATTGGATACTGCTTTATTTTAATGGTGGTCATGCTGTATTGCGTGTTACCTCAGATACCACTACGGCTGTACCTGTTGATTTTGCTGGCGATAGCTCTTCTTTAGGCTGGGAGTTCTTGCTTGATACTGAGTATCTAACGCCTGAGACTGGCTTTGATTTAACGGCTGACGTATGGACTCGAATACCTAATAACGGGTTCCAGATACCAACAGCGACTAACTTGCCGGATGGAATTTTTAGTTATTATGATTCCATTAATGATAAGTTTAACTTCCCTTTAGCTGAGCAGTGGTTTGATTTTTCTATTAACTTTGGTATTCAGCCATCTACAGCAAATGCCACCCTGCAAGTGAGAGGGTTAATTGATACGGGCGGGGGTGCTAATTTCTATGGCCCTACTATCCAGCCTTTGGCGGTTGATGCTGGTGAAAGCAATATATTTGCTATACAGACATCATTTCCTGTTACAGAGAGCGTAAGAGATAACGGGGTTTATTATGAGGTTAAATGTTCTGCTGATGCGAAGCTATACTTATCCGCATATCTATTAAGCGCAGTGGTGAATAAAAATGGCTGATATTAGAGTTTTTTACAGTAATTCCCAGCAATCGGTAATTGTTGAGGGTGCGAAAGAATTTACCCCTGGTAATGGTGCGTTATTGGCTTCCGCTGATCCTGGTAGTGCTGATGGCATTATTGTTACTTATCCAGACTTAATTGACCAAACAAATAGAACTAAACAGCTATTAGGCCCGATTAGTTATACAAGGATATTGCAAGAGAATGGAACTAGCGCGGGTGGTGATAGGACTACAGTAATCAATTATCTCAATGCTCAGTTTGTAGAGGGTGGCAATGGTGGGGTTAAGCCTACGCTAACATCGCAATTTAATATTGATGCGATTGTTGGCGAACATTTCTCCTATAACATAACGGCGGATGATGACCCTACATGGTTTGATATTTCAACCACTGGGCTTTATACGGTTAATCAGTCTAATGGTCAGGTGCAGGGCGAGGTGACATTAGGGGCGCAAACTATCGAGATTACCGCGGGCAATGCTTATGGGGCTGATTCTAATACATTAACGGTAACGGGAATTGCTGCGGGTGGCTGGACCAATACCTATTCCATTATGTTTAGACGTATGAGACAGCAGGCCATAGAGTTTGGTTCTGGTTCTGCGCTTAACTTTGCATCCACCGATTCATTCAGCTTATCACTGTGGACTGATGAGGATAGGGGTGGAATAGTAAGGCGGATTGCTGATGATGGCTCTGGCTATGAATTAGAGCAGGATGGTGGGCGTGATATATTTTTCAGGCTGCGATCTGATAACCCTGCTAACTTCATAGAGGTAGAGGCGTCTAATATCCCTAATAATCAATGGACTTATCTAACCGTAACTTATGATGGCTCAGAGACAGCGGCAGGTGTGAAGATTTACTTTGACGGTGTATCGCAGTCATTGACTACGCATCAAAATAATTTTAGCGGTTCTATTACCGCAACGGCTAACTTCCAGGCTGGCTATACAGATGATGTTGGATTTTCTAACGCTAATTTAGATGAGCTGGCTGTTTACGATAAAGAGCTATCAGGGGCAGAGATTACGACTATTTACAATAGCGGCACACCTGATGACCTGAATAGTATTGGCCCTACGGGTAATCTAGTAGGTTACTGGCGTATGGGTGACGGTGATTCCTACCCTACTATTGGGGATAACTCTGTTAACTCTAATGACGGTACTATGGTTAATATGACTATTTCTAATATAGAGAACAACGTCCCATAGTTTGCAACTATCTAAAATAGGCATATAATACAAACATCCTATCGATAACCCTCCAGGGCCGATATTACGGATATTAATTTATCACAGTAATAGCGCCCCATTAGGACAAGCGCGAAAGCTGAAAGACTTGTTTTATATTTGGAGGGACAAATCATGTCCAAGAATCTAACTAATGCTGCGGTCACGGAGTTTGACTCCGAGGTTAAGCACGAATATCAAGGTATGAAAACACTTCGGGAGTGCGTAACTGTACGAACAGGTGTTGTCGGTGAAGCCTATAAATTCACACGTATGGGTAAAGGTTTGGCGAATCAGAAGGCTTCTCAAGCTGATGTGACGCCTATGGATATTTCACACGCGCGTCAAACAGCTAATCTTGAGAATTGGAATGCTCCAGAGTATACCGATATTTTCGACCAAGCTGAGGTTAACTTTGATGAGCGTACTGAGCTAGCGCAGACTATTGCTAAGGCAATTGGTCGTCGTGAAGATCAGATTATCATTGATACTATGGCTGGCGTTACCTTTGCTACCACTAACGATCAGGATGCTGATACTGGCTTCTCTGCCACTGTAGCCACTAACCTTACAGTTGCTGAGTTACGTACTGCTTCCAAGCACTTGAATGACATTGAGGCACCAGATGATGAACGTTATTGTCTGACGAATGCTCAGGGTTTGGATGCGCTATTAGCAACTACTGAGATTACTTCTGCTGATTACAACTCTGTTAAAGCGTTGGTTCAGGGTGAAGTCGATACTTTCATGGGCTTTAAGTTCAAGAAAGTGGGCACTCGCGTAGAGGGTGGTATTCCTGGTAGTGCTGGCGCTTCACAGGCTTACATGTGGCATAAAGCTGCTGTCGGTATCGCTATCGGTATCGATATGAAGACTACTATTGACTGGGTGGCTCAGAAAACAAGCTGGCTAGCCAATGGTATGTATAAAGCTGGTGCCGTGGCGCGTGAGCCTCAAGGTATCGTCCGTATCATTTATGACGAAACTGCGTAAGGGGGTTTATCATGTCTTTTAATTCAGATGATTTTTTGCCTTTATCGGCTCAAGCTAACTCAGATGCACCTCGCATGTGGGCTTATTCAACTACTGACGCAGACATCACTGCTGCTAACTACTTCGACGGCTCTTTTGTCGCGGGTGTAGCTCAGACAGGTGATGTTCTGTTAGGTATTGATGCAGGTGGCACGAGCCTTTATAAGTTAACTGTAGACCGCGATGCAGGTACAACTGCGGTCAGTACCGGAACAGCTATTGCCTAGTTCCACTGTTGGTCAATTCTGACTAACCCTGCCCCCTTTATGGGGGTGGGGCTTTTTGCTAAAAGGGGTTTATATGTCCAGTGATATTGATATTGCATCTAATGCGCTTCAAATGATTGGGGCAACACCTATAAACTCTTTTGATGATCCTGGCGCTGGTGCTGCGGCGGCTAAGGCTTTATATGAACCTTTACTAACTGCAATGCTGACCCGTGATTACTGGCGTTTTGCTATTAAAAAGCAAAAGCTAAATCTCTTATCTCAAGAACCCTTAAATGAATATAAATACGCTTACCAGCTCCCTACTGACTGTTTAAAGGTTGAGCGCGTCTATCAGGTAAGTGGTTATAAGATATTCAGGGATCTAATCTATACAGACATCCTTGATATTGATATTGATTATGTCTATCGCATGGATACAACACTTATCCCGTCTTATTTCGAGTTAGCTTTCACTTACAAGCTAGCTAGTGAATTTGCTCTAGCGGTGACGGATGACACTGGGAAAAATCAATTGTATGAGCAGAAATTCAGATCGGCTATGGCTGAGGCTTATGCGGCTGATGCTCAACAGTATCCACAAACCCCAATACAAGACCAGCCATTTACCGATGTTCGCTTTGGTGGTGGCATTGATAACGGGTATGGCTTCTAATGGCGAGAGTTTGGAGTTTACAGTCTAGTT